CCCCCCCCCCCCCCCCCCCGCCCCCCCCCCCCCCCCCCCCCCCCCCCCCCCCCCCCCCCCCCCCCCCGCCCCCCCCGCGGGCCCCCCCCCACCCGGTCATGGCCTCGCCTCCTGGCGCTCGCGGTACTGGCGAGCTGCGGTGGTCAACAGATAGTTCACGGACACGTCCCGGGCCTCCGCCGTGGCGACATACCACTCGGCCAGGTCACGGGGCAAGCGGACCGACTTCTCGACCCGCTCGGACGTCTTCGCTGGCATCCGCAGAACATAGCAACCGTCAGCACCAATGTTCCGGAGGCGGGTTGCTATGGCGCCACGGCGAACGACGGGGGCCGTACCATCGGGCCGCGATGCAGCCCTACTCGGAATCTCCCGGCGAAGACGGCGATGGAATTGCACCGTCGATCATCGGACAGGTGCCGGGTCCGAAGTCCTGGTCTGAGTACGAGACCGGCGAGCCCATGGATGAGACCTGCAACATGGGCCGGAACAACTGCACCCCGTTGCGAACCGACGTGCCCCAGCCCCGATGACGAGCTACGGCACGGCGGACGAGATCGACCGGACACCGGTTGAGCAGCGCGGCCGAGGAGGTCGACGCTTCCTCCCGGGAGGGGGTGATTCCATGGTCATCCGCGAGCGTCGGAAGGGCCGTCACGGCAAGCGCGGCTGAGTCCGCACCGTGAACGTCCACCAGATTCACAACGCGAAGGGAAGTTGGTAGATGGGAGTTTCAAGCTCGGACACGACAGCGACGGCCGCCGCCGGAGGCGATTCCAAAATCGTCCCGCAGGGCCAGACGTCGGGTCCGTACGGGAATGACCCCTACATGACCACGGCGATCGCCAAGCCGGACAAGGCGGTCACGCCGCTGAAGCCTGAGTGATCCGTGGCCAAGGATGTCGCGCAATCCGTTCGTGATGCTCTGAGCCAAGCCGCCACCTCGATCACCGAGGCGATGGCCGCTCCGGACGCCATGGCGTACATGCCAGTGCTCCGCCAGCTCCACACGAACGTGATTGCGATCATCCAGCACGGCCAGATCCCTCCGCAGCAAGGACAAGGACAACCCGGCCAGCAGGGCCCGGGCGCCGGTGGTCGGGGGGGACCGCCACACGCGCCCGGGCCGGCAGCCGGCCAGCCATCACCGCAGGGCGGAATGCCCTCGGCACCGGGACAGGGCCTCTTCCCCAACAGCCCGATCCCGTCCGCCAACGAGCTCCAGGCCTACCTCGGCAATAGGACAGGACCATGACCGACTTCTCAGGTTTTGCGGACGCCGCCGCGACGAACGACATCGTTCGTCAGATGGTGGAGGGGACCCCGCCTCAAGCACCGCCCATCCCACCGGCCGCTCCGGGCCAGAACCAACAGTGGCCCCAGGGCCCGGCCGCCTGGCCGACCGGCCCGTCGTCGACGCAGATCCCGGACCCGACCATTCCGCCGCCGGCGGGGATGCCCCCGGGCCCGCTGCCGGTCCAGCCTCTCGTCGCCCCTCCGCCCGCGGCCCAGCCGCCTCCGCTGGCGCCGGATCCGTACCAGCCGCCCGCCGGCGGCCCGCTGCCCCCGACCGGCCCGCAGCTCGTCCAGCTCCCGGACGGGTCCACCATCGACGTCGAGACGCTCCGCCAGATCGCCTCGGTCGGCGGCGATCGCCTGCAGCAGCTCTCGGTTCTCGACCACGCCTTCCGCTCGCGGCCCGACGTCCAGCGCGCCGTCGAGGACGCGGTCAACCGGGCCGGGATGTTCCCGAGCGTGGCCCAGCCGCCGCCGGCGCCGGCCGGCTACCCGCCGCAGTACCAGCCTCCGACCCCGCCGGCCTTCCAGCCGCCCGCGCTCCCGCCGGCGCCCGGAGCTCCGACCGGCTACCCGCCGCTGCCCACCCGGGCGCCGACTCTCCCGCAGCTCCCCGCCGGCGTCGACATGGAGGACCCCACGGTCCAGTTCGTGCTGGCCCAGCGGGCCGAGATCCAGCAGCAGCTCGACGCCCAGCGCGCCATGCAGGCGCAGCAGACCCAGAGCCAGCTCTCGAGTGGGGTGGCCCGGGCCCGGCACGACGTCGGCCAGAAGTACCCGAACCTGTCCTTCGACGACTGGGGCAAGGCCGAGGCCTACGCCTCGCAGATGGGCTTCGCCGTCGGTCGCTTCCAGACATCGGGCGACTACTACGAGGCGGCCCGCTTCGCCCTCGAGACAGCGGTGGAGACGATGCCCGACCCGGCCATCCGGGCCCGGCTCTCGAGCCGCCCCATGAACGACGCCCAGATCAACCAACGGCAGGCGCAGCTCGCCGCCGTGGCTGGCACTGGTGCGACGGCCCCTCGCCAGGATGCTCCTCAGGTCATGACCATGACTCCGGACCAACGGATCCAGGGCATGGCCCGAGAGCTCGAAGCGTACGCACAAGGCCAGCCGGCCTAACACCAGGAGGATCTGAACAATGGGCGCAACGCCTGTAGGTACCGACGTCGTCACCGCCATCAGCCGGCGGTGGATCCTTCCGGAGATCGCGGACAACGTCTACAACTCGAACCCGCTGTTCTTCCGGATGAACCGGATGGGCAAGAAGAAGGTCCAGGGCGGGTACCAGATCGAGCTGCCGATCATGTACGCCCGCTTCGCCGCCGGCGGGTGGTACACCGGTTTCGACGCGCTCAACATCAGCCCGTCCGACACGGCCAAGAACGCCGCTTTCAACTGGAAGCAGGCCTACGTGCCGGTCACCGTCGACGGCCTGACCCTGGTGCGGGCCGACTCGATGGAGGCGGTGGCGAACTTCCTGTCGTACTACTTCGGCCAGGCCGAGATGGAGCTGGCCGAGATCATCGGCTCCGCCCTGTGGTCGACCGCCCCGCCGAACAACCAGCCCGACTCGGTGCCGACCGCCGTCGACAACGGCACCCTCGAGGCCACCTACGGTGGCATCACCCGGTCGGGCAACACCTTCTGGAATGGCCAGATCGACAGCACCACCACCACCCTGACCTTCTCGGCCATGCAGGCGATCTTCGGCTCCTGCACCTTCGGTGGGCGGCACCCGACGATCATCCTCACCGACCAGCATGAGTACAACAACTTCATCGGGCTGTTCACCGCCACCACCTACTTCGAGCGGGGTCCCGGTGGCTACGACGAGGTGCTGGCCCAGGCCGGGTGGACCAACGCCCTCTTCAACGGTGTCCCGGTCGTCGTGGACTCCCACGTCCCCACCGGCATCGAAGGCAGCGCCCACTCGATGTGGATGCTCAACGAGAACTTCATGAACCTGATCGTGGCCCGGGGCGTCGACTTCCGCCTGGAAGACTTCGTCACCCCCCCGAACCAGGACGCCATGGTCGCCAAGCTGTACTGGATGGGCGACCTCTGCTTCAACAACCTGCAGACCCAGGGCGCGCTCTGGGACCTGACCTGATCTCGTCCACGATCGCCACGTAGAAGGAGGCGCCCCATGGGCGACCAGCTCATCGAGAACCCGAGTGCGGCGTTCAAGTACGCCAGCTCCGGCGACACCATCACCACGCCGCCGGGCGTGCCGGGCCAGACGTACAAGGTCATGTATAACTCCGGCGCCGTGGCCATCAAGTCCGGTGGCTGGGTGGCCCTCGACGTCGCCGGCACCGCCGGCCACATCAACGGCTGCAAGGCCGGCGTCCACGGAGGCACTCTGCGCGAGGTGGTGGGCATCGCCCTCGACGCCATCCCCGTCGGTGGCTACGGCCGGGTCTGCACCGAGGGGCCCTGCCTGGCGCTCGGGTCCACCGCCGGCATCACCGCTGGCGACCAGATCACCGGCGGCACCGCCTCGACCGACGACCAGTGCGTCATGACGGCGTCGACCCCGACCGTGGGCCAGGTCATCGGGACGGCGCTGCAGACGTCGGCCGCCGTGGTGGCCACCCCGCTGGCGGTGTGGGTGAGGCCGTCCTGATGCTGACCGAGCAAGACTCTCTCCTGGTCACCAACGAGAGCGACAAGGCCTTCCAGAAGCGGTACGCCGGCCGGCTGTACGGCTTCCCCCCGGGCGTGGCCGTCCACGTCCCCTTCGAGGTGGTCCGGATCCACTTCGGCGATCCCCGCTCCGGCGTGGCCAAGACCACGGCGGTCTCGGAGGACGGCCGGGAGAAGATCCAGATCGCCAGCCGGGCCGACGAGCGCAACCGGCTCGAGACGCTGTACGGGGTCTCGGCCGAGATCCTGCGCCGGCAGATCGAGAGCCGGGCCATGGGCCGGGATCTCGGCGTCGTCACCCTGCAGCAGATGGCGCCCAAGATCACGGTCCAGACGGTCGAGGGGACGCCGGTCGACACGGTCATCTCCGACCCGACCGGCCAGAACCCCGTGGCGCTCCCGGTTGACTTGTCGACCCCCGACGCCTTGAATGCCCGGGTGGCCCAGATGCAGCAGCAGCTCGACCAGCTGATGGCTCAGGCCGCCGCCGCCACCGCCCACCCGGACGACGCCGACGTCACGGCCGACACTCCGCCTGGTGGTAGCCGGGGGTGAACGAGCTCGTCATCGACGTCTCGAGCAACAACGCCCACCCGCTCCCATGGGTGGAACTCGTCGCGGCGGGCGTCAAGGGTGTCATCGTCAAGATCACCGAGGGTCTCGACTATGTGAACCCTGACGCCGCCGGCGACGTCGAGGCGGCCCGAGCCCACGGGCTCGGCGTCTCGGCGTACCACTACTTCCACCCGGAGCAGCCGGCCATCGAGCAGGTCGGCTGGTTCGGGAAGAACCTCCCGCCCGGGATTCAGCTCCTCTGGTGCGACGTCGAGACCACCGGCGGTCTCGACCCGGCCCAGGTGGCCACCGACGCCCACGCCTTCCTGGCGTCGATCCCGAACCACTTCGTCCGAGGCCCGTACCTGAACCTCTCCGAGCTGGCCACGCTGCCGGAGGCGCCGTGGGGCTTCATGCTGTGGCTGGCGGATCCGGACCACCCGTCGAACCCCCAGGCGCCGTGTCTCATCCACCAGTTCGGCCAGCAGTCGATCGGCGGCCAGACCTTCGACGTGAACCGCTTCAACGGGACCGACGCTCAGTTCGGCGCCGTTTTCTTCCCCCCGGCGCAGGCACCGCCGGCACCCCCCGCTCCGGTGCCTGCGCCGGCCCCAGCACCCGCTCCGCACCCCGCCCCCGCGCCGGCGCCCGTTCCCTCAGGAGTCTTCATGCCCCCGACGCTCGCGGCCGGTTCGCTGTCCGGATCCGTCAAGCAGGCCCAGCGCCTCCTGAACGGGGTGGCCAACGCCGGCCTCGTCGTCGACGGCGACTTCGGGTCCAAGACCGACACCGCGGTCAAGAACTTCCAGAAGTTCTTCGGCCTCACCGTCGACGGCGTCATCGGCCCCGTGACGTGGTCGGCGCTGGACACGTTCGGGTGATGGAGTGGCCGACACCGATTTCACGGGCTACCTGGCCTGGTCCCTGGCCGAGCTGCTCGAGCGCCTGGCCCTCGTCGCCTCGGCCCTCGTAGACCTCTACCCTCTCGAGGCCTCGGCCCGGGTCGAGGAGCTCCGGTCCAAGCGCGACGGCTGGATGCAGTCGGAGGAGACGTCGGTCAACGCCCGCGACCGGTCGGCCACCTACGAGGCCCTGGCCGCCACCACCGTCAAGATCGAGACCGAGAACCAGATCGTGGCTCTGCGCGAGGAGAAGAGCTTCCTTCTCACGATGATCGACGTTCGATTGAAGGAGGCCGGCGATGGCCGACAACCCTGAGGTACCAGGCGTAGCAATCATCCAGAACCCGACCGGCGCCTTCCAGGCCGTGGAGACGACCGGCTCCGAGCTGGCCCAGCACACGCTCACGCCCCAGAGCTCCGGCGGATCCGGGCAGCCGCTCTTCAACGTGGTGACGAAGACGGCCAACTACCAGGCCGCCGCCTTCGACTACGTCATCGACGCCACCGGCATCATCGTCACCCTGCCGGCCGCCGCCTCCACCGTGGCCGGCGACATCGTCGTGGTCGAGACCGACGCCGCCGGCTTCGTCACCACCATCGACGCCCACTCCGGATCCACCATCGACGGCAACGCCTCGATCACCCAGAGCGGAGGATCGCTCAACGTCCTGCCCACCGGCTACCCGATGAAGGTGGCCCTCGTCGCCAAGTCGACGACGCTCTGGTCGATCCTCTACTCGACCGGCAACGACTACGGCCAGGGCGACATGATCGGCGATCTGTTCCTGGCCGGTCCGCTCGGGTGGGGGGAGAACACGCAGACGGCCAACTACCAGGCCCTCGCCGGCGACCTCTACATCTCGTACCTGCAGGCGACGGCCCGCACCGTGACCCTGCCGGCCACCACCACCGGCGTCCCCCAGGTCATCATCATCTCGAACCAGAACCACGGCGTCATGACGATCACCCCCCACGGCTCGGACACCTGCGACACGGCCACCGTGCCCCCGTTCACGGCCGTCATCCTCTACGGGTCGGACCAGGACGGCGGCCTGGCTCACCACCACTGGGCCGCCATCGCCGGCCCCAACAGCGCCGCCACCGTCAACGTGGTCGCCGCTGCCGGGGCGGCCCAGACGGCGAAGGTCGGTGGCAACGACTTCACCCTGTCGGCCAACCTCACCGTCACCATGCCCACGGCGGCCGCCGGGTCCACCTGTTACGTCATCGTCCGCCAGGCCGCCGGCGGCGGGGACACCGTCACGTTCACCGGCGTCAAGTGGCCAGGAGGGACGCCGCCGACCATCTCCACGGGGGACAACGCCGTCGACATCTTCTCGTTCGTGTCCGACGGCACGTCGTGGTTCGAGACCACCGTCGGTCAAGCCTTCGCCTGATGCGGATGCGGTCACTCCTCACGCCGAACAACCCGGCACCGTCCGACGCGGCGATCACCTTCGTCCAGAACACGGCCAACGAGCCGGGGGCGCAGGGCAGCCCCCAGGCCTTCGCCATCACGCCGGCCAACGTGGGCGATGTCCAGTTCCTCATGTACATCGCCCGCAACTCGACCAACGCCGTCATCTCCGGCATCACCGGCGGCGGAGCTCCCTCGAGCGGACCCGGGGCCTGGACCCGGGTGGCGGGTCCCTTGGCCAACGACTCCGGCGTCTACGGGCCGACGGAGATCTGGATGTCGACCGTGCAGACGGCCGGGTCGACGACCGTCACCGTCTCCTGGACGGGCTCCTTCACCGGCGGCACCTTCTCTGTCATGGAGTTTGAGTCAACCAAGGGCGCCGCCACCGTGTGGTCGGTCATCAAGAACGGGACGACCTTCGACCTGACGAGCGGGACGACGATCCCCTTCCCCACCCTTGTCTCGGTCCTGGCCGGCGAGGCCTACGTCGGGATCCAGTACTCGAACACCGGCACCGGCGGGGCGGCCCCGGCCGGCTTCACCATCATCACCACCCCGGCCGCCGGGCGGAACATCACCTACAACACCGACCTGGCCGCTGCCACCAGTTACTCGCCGACCGGCACCCAGACCGGCGCCGGCGTGGGTGACAGCTCGAGCGCCGTCATCTTCCGGGCCAACTGAGAGAGGCACCGATGGGCACCGTTCTGGTCCAGTTCCAACTCGACCTCCTGGCGTCGGGCGATAACGTCCAGTCGTCGACGTCGATCGCCTCGAACAGCAGCGGCTTCTACGAGGTGGCGGCCGTGGTCCTGGCGTCGGGCTACAACTCGATCCCCGTGCCGTCGTGGTCGTCGGGGGTCCAGATCATTCCGCCGGCGGCCAACACCGAGGGGCTCATCTTGAAGGGAGCCACCGGAGACACCGGGATCCCGATCGCCATCAACGTGCCGACGGGGCCGATCGTCTGGCCGATCGCCGGGCCGCCGGCGACCATCGGCATCACCGCCGCCGGCGCCACCAGCGAACCGACTTTCTTCCGGTTCTTCTAGCGAGGAGGTAGGCATGGCTGCATCGGGCAAGAGTGGCAACTGGATGGCCGGCGCCGTAAAGCGGCCGGGCGCCTTCGGAGCCAAGGCCGAGAAGGCCGGCATGTCGACCCAGGCGTACGCCCGCAAGGAGCGCAACGACCCGAAGGCCTCGCCGCGCACCAAGAAGCAGGCGGTCCTGGCCCAGACCTTCGCCCGCACGGCCAAGCGGTCGAGCAAGCGGCGGGGCCGGCGCAGCAGCTCGAAGCGGGGGTAATCGTTGCCCGGTACACCGGATCCCCGGGGTCTCGAGTGGGACACCTGGACCGACTTCTCGCCCGGGATCATCTCCCAGTCCAAGTACGCCTACGCGGCCTTCGGGACCGACAACGGCGCCCCGGTGCCCTACAAGGGCCCGTCGGTGGCCGCCCAACCTGACGGGACCTTCGGCTGTATCGCTCTCCCGAACGGCGGGCTCGGTCCCATGCCCGGCCGCACCGGCACCCTGCTCGGTCCGTCGGCCGCCTTCCAGAACGGGGTCGACAACTGGATTACGGGGGTCCTCGTCTACGGCGTCATCGAAGGCGGCGCCGGCGGCAGCCCGGGCGACGAGCTGCTCTTCTGCATCGACTCGGTAGACAGCTCCGATCTCCGCAAACAGTGCATCTGCGCCCTGCAGACCGGCGGTGCGTGGAACCGGATCTTGAAGACTTCCGGGCCGGCGTCGTCGGTCAACGGCGCCGGCGAGGTCTACGGCTTCTCAGCCGTGCTCACCATGGCCAACGCCAGCGACTCGACCGGAGCGGCCACCGGCACGGCCGTGGTGGCCATGACGACCGCCTTCATCAACGACGCGGCGGCCATCGGGGCCACCGGGATCCTGCTTCTGTACCCCGATCCGACCAACCCAAGCAAGGGCTCGGCGCCGTTCTACAAGGACTACTCGGCCGACCTGCCGGGCCAGCCCGACGGCGAGACCGGGATCATCTTCGGCCACCAGGGCCGCATCGTCATCTTCCAGCAGAACGACTACCTGTGGACCGGATCCGAAGTGCTGGGCGGCCCCTACGACCAGATCTACTACACCGACCCGGCCAACACCGTGCCCGGTAACGGCAACACCGACAGCTTGAAGCAGGACGTCGTCTTTGTGCAGGAGTGGCCCGTGGGGGCGGGCGCCTGGGGGTCGATGTCCGCCGGCGAGCTCTTCGTGGTCAAGCACCGCGGCGGCGGGTACATCGTCTCCGGCGACCTGAACGAACCGACCGTCACTTTCCTGGCCGGCGTGACCCCGGCCTACGGGACGACGGTCGCCTGCCAGACACCGATCGGCCTGATCTACCTGTCGACCAACAACGGGTGCTGGCTGTGGAACGGGTCCAACGTCTCGCAGAAGATCTCGAATCAGCTGAATGACGATTTCTTCCGGTGCCCGCCGGGGCTGCCCGCCATCGGCCAGGTGTACCAGGCCTTCTCCTGGGTCGACATGGTCGTCACCTCGAACAACTGGGTCTATGACACCGTCACCGGCGGATGGTGGATTCTGGACGACCAGACCCCGCCGTTCATGTGGTTCGGGCAGTCGTGGGACTCGAACGTCCTCTACGCCTTCCCGCCCATGGTGACGAGCGACACCGACCCGATCTGCTACACGTACGACAAGACCCAGCCAGCCAACAGCTACCAGTGGACCAGTTACCCGATGCCCCGGTCGATCTTCAAGTCGATCGTGGTGCGAGAGGTGGTCGTCCGGGCCCAGGGTTTCGGAACCATCACCGTCGTCCTGCAGGGCGTGGGCGGGTCCACCGACGTCACCGTGCCGGTCGACGTGGACGTGAACTCGACGCTGCAGCCGGTGTACCTCCGCTTCGACACCGGCATCGAGGCCCAGGACGTCACCGTCCAGGTGACGGCGACCGGCGACAGCGGGGGCCCGGCGCCGATCATCTACGGGATCTCGACCGGTGTCGTGCAGACCCTTCTCGTCGGCCCCACATGAGCAACCAGTCGGGCAACCAGCTCGTCCTCGACACCAGCCCGAAGACGATGGCCGACGTCGGCATCATCATCCAGAAGATCCAGCGGTGGGCCAACACCCAGGTGGTCAACCGCATCACGAACGTCGACGACGCCTTCTCGATCCCGATCCTCGGTCGCGAGGGAACGGGCATCGTCACGGTCGACACCGGATCGGGTGGCTACGCCTCGTTGACCGGGCCCGGGGAGACGACCACGCCCGGCGACCTGACCCAGCTCGGCGGGTTCACCGTCACCGACAACGCAGCGCACGGCATCACTTTTTCCACCGCCTTGGGTCAGATCTTCCTCAACACTTTTTCCGGGGGCATCGGGGCGTTGCTCAATATCGACGGAGACTTCGTCGACTTCGATCTCGCCGGGCCCGGCGCCGAGTGGGTCACCGTGATCGACGACACCGACCCCACCAACGACATCGCCGTTTTCATCCAGAACCTCGGTTACGGCGCCATCTGGATCACGTCGGTCTTCGGATCCGGGGCCATCGGCGCCCCGATCGTCATCGACGCCGGCAGCTTCCCGAACCCGGCCGGCCCGAATCCTCCCGGGGCCAAGCAGGGCCTCGTCCTCAACCCGAGCAACGGAAACGTGGTGGTCGGCGGCACCGGTAGCGATCTCGGCTTCTACGGAGCCACGCCGGTACCCCAGGCCGCCGCTCCGACCACGCTGGCCCAGGTCATCACCATTCTCACCAACCTCGGCCTCTGCGCCTGATAGGAGACGACGATGGCTTTCACCGTGACGTGCGGGTGCTGCGGGTGCGAGGCCGACGTCGAGCCGACGCCGGCGGCGATCGAGGTGTGGCAGGTCCGGGTGGTCCAGGCCCCGAAGCTCCCGAAGAACGCCACCAAGGCGGCCGACGTGCCGTCGAACAAGGCCATCCAGCTCTGCCAGGACTGCCGGGGGCTCCTGGTCGCCGGCGACTTCGCCGAGCTGGCCGCCCGGGCCAACTTCGGGGCCCAGAAGGCCCCGCCGGCGATGACCCCGGTGGGAGACTGAGCCGGTGCCGGTCACCCTGGGGACAGCTCGAGGAGATCTCCGCCAACGTCTGAACGAGACGGTGGCCAACTTCTACACGGATGAGTGGCTGAACCAGATGCTCAACGAGGGGTGCCGGGACCTGGCCCGGAAGGCCCGCTCGCTTCTCGGCCGGGAGTCGATCATCGTCTTCGCCGAGCAGGCCGAATACCGGGCGCCGAGCGATTTCTTGGAGCACCACCGGACGGAGTACTTGCCCGACGGGTCGATCAACGTCTACCCGCTGCGCTTCCGGAACTACTCGGAGATGGACGCCCTGTGGGGGGTCAACCAGACCATCCAGCAGAATTACCCGGAGTACATCACGCTGTGGCGCGAGCCGCCCCGGACCCAGTTCGTCGTCTTCCCGGTGCCGTCGACCGCCGGCGTGATGCGGGTCCAGTACTTCCGGATCTCCCAGACCGTCACCCAGGACAGCCAAGACCTCGACGTCTCCGAGGGGTTCGGCGAGGGGGCGATCCTCTACGCGCAGTACAAAGCTCTCTTCAAGACCCTCGACCCCCGGTGGAAAGACATCAGAAACGAATACCTCGAGGTGCTGAGTGACCTCGAGCAGAACGCGGCCGGCTACTCCGACGCCATGGGCTCGGTCAGCTACGGGACGCCGTCGGCGCCGGTGTGGCAGTTCGGCGCCTTCGGGGCCTGGGAGTAACCGGTGGCCTACGAACCCGGACAAGGCGCCGGCGCCACGCCGCTCGCCGCGCAGAACCCGGCCACCGGTCTCAGCCAGACGCTCCTGTCGCAGATCCAGCCGGAGCTCGCCGCCGGCCAGTCGGCCATCGGCACGGCCGGTCTCGAGACGCAGCTCGCCCCGTTCCTCGCTTCGCTGCAGCAGGGCTACTCGACCCAGCAGTACCAGAACAGCCTCGGCCAACAGGCCTTGTCCGGTCAGGGTCTCGGCCTCGAGCAGGGCTACCTCGGCCAGCAACAAGGCTTCGCCCAGCAGCAGGCCGGCCTGACCCAGGGGACCGGCGGCGTCGCCGGCGGCGGCCTCGAGGCCCAGCTGGCCAATCTGCAGTACCAGTACCCGCTGGCCCAGCAGGCCCAGGAGGGATCGGCCGCCGCGTCGGGGGCCACGAACACCGTGGGGAACCGCACCGCCCTCGGCTCCCTGGCCGAGCAGCAGCAGTACAACCTGGGTAACATCCACAACCAGATGGGCCAGGCCAACCTCGGCCTCGAGCAGCAGCTCGCCTCGCTCGGTTACCAGGGCGGCCAGCTCAACCTGCAAGGAAAGTCGCTCGGTCTTTCCACCCAGGCCTTGCAGCAGGGCTACGGCGCCGACACGATCCAGTCGGGCCTGCAGAACGCCCTCACCGGGGCCCAGGACCAGACCGCCTACCTCGGAGCGGAGGCCAACCAGGCCGAGACCATCAACCAGGCGACGTCGCCGCTGTCGGTGCTGCAGGGCGGCGGGTTCACCATGCCCGTCGTGTCGACCGGATCCGGAGGTAACTGATGGCCACCGTCACCCCGCCGGGCAAGAAGCCGCCGAACGTCTCGCCCCGGGCCTGGCAAGCCGAGCGCAATCCGGTCAAGGCCCTGCACCACGTCGTCCAGCACTTGACCGGCGGCGGGCCCGGGAACGAGGCGGGGAAGGCCACCAAGCCTCTGACGGCGAAGGTGAAGCTCGATCTGGCCACCGCCTTGAAGCCGCTCCTGGCCCCGGAGGAGAACTCGATCAAGGCCAGCAACGCGGCGGGCGCCGCCTCGGCCGGGCCCGGCGCGTCGAAGCAGATGCAGCAGGCCTCGACCGCGGCCCCGGGACTGAGCCAGTACCTCGGCCAGATCCAGCAGGGCCTCGCCGCCGACCCCGCCCTCGGCCCCGCCGGCGGATCCGGTCTGGCCGGCGCGCTCACCTCCGGCCTGGCCCAGGTCGGCCAGGCCAACCAGCAGATGCCGGGGGCGATCGCCGCCCAGGGCAGCCAGGCCGGATCGGCCGGTCTCCTGGCCGACCTGCTCAACGCGGCCAAGTACCAGGCCATCTACAAGCAGACCGACTTCGGAGCTCCGCCCAACCAGGCCCAGGACCCCGCCCTGGCCCAGCTCTACTCGAGCGTCGTCGCCGGCGGGAACCAGCTCACCAACACGTTGCCGGCCAGCATCACCCAGCCGGCCAAGACCGGGGGCGGAGCGTCGCCGGCGCCGGCCATCTCGAACCCCTTCCAGTCCTCGTAGGCCGCGGTGGCGAACAGCTCGGAGCTGTCGGGCTTCAACACCAAGTGGCGTGACCTGTATCAGTACGCCAAGGCGAACAACCTGTCGACGCCGGCGGTGGCGCAGGTTTACAACCTCGACTATTCGCGCCTGGCGTCGGGGACGAGCTACCAGCTCTCGAAGGCCGAGGCCCTGGCGGCCATCCAATCGGCGAGCCAGGGCAGCCCCATCACCCCGGCGGCAAATGCACCATTCAGTGCATCGAAGATCCCGGGCTACGTCGGCACCGATGCCAAGGACATCGGCGTCGGGCTGTTCGGACTGCTCAAGAAGGGGATCTCCGACGTCATCCACCCGATGAACGGGCCCCATGAGATCGAGGCGCTGTGGCGGGATCCGGCCGTGCTCGAGGATCCCTTCAAGTCGATCAACGCCCCGGCCTCGGAGCAGACGATGGGCGGTTACCACTCCTTCGCCCAGACGGCCGGGCGCTCGCCGCTGCTGTCGGCCATCATCCCCGGCCTGGCCGACGTGGCCACCGCCGAGCGGGGCAAGGCCGGCTTTTCGCAACTGGCCGAGCATCCCCTCACCGCGCTGCTCGACATCGTGCCGGAGCTCCGGGTGGGCGGCAGCGCGGCCCGGGCCCTGTCTCGAGCCGGCCTCGACGACGCGTCGACCGCCGCCATCGACGAGGCGGCCAAGTACCACCCGAGCGACATCTCGACCCAGGCCCAGGCGGCCCGGGCCGCCGCCGGCGACGCCATCGGATCGGCCGTACGCCGGGCGTTGGCCACCAACAACCACGGGCTAATCGGCGCGCTGCGGCGCATCGTGTTCGACGCCCCCTTCGGCGAGGACACCGTCGGCGCCTACCTGTCGAAGCGGACGACGGAGGCGGCCAAGGGCCAGCTCGGCCCCGTAGCGGCGTCGCTCGGCCGGGTGGTGCAGATGGGTCGGCGCCAGGCGGCCGAGGCCGGCGTCGAGGTGGTGAAGGACATCGGCGACTTCTACTCCCGCAACGGCCTCACGTCGGCGAAGGAGGTCAAGGACTTCGCCTACATCGCCACCCACTACCGCGACGACTGGAAGACGGCCTACGCGGGGAGGCTCGACCCCGGCGAGCAGGCCAAGCTCGAGAACGCCTTCCGCGACTACGACAACCTGGTCGAGATCGAGAAGCAGAAGGATTTGGCCCGCAACCGTCTCGGCACCATCACCGACCCTCGAGACGGACACGAAGAGGTGCGGGCCACCTCCGGCACCGATGCCACCGTGCTCGCCCGCCACAACGACTTCTTGAAGAAAACCGCCACCGCCGACCGGGTCATCGCAGGACTCGCCGACCTGACCGGCAACGACATCCCCCGGGATCCGCCCGGGGCGGCCCAGGCCGTCCTCAACTACGTGAACAGCGCCGTGCTCGACAAGGCCACGCCGTTCATCGGCGTCGACGGGAAGGACGAGCTGGCCGTGCGCCGGCAGTTCCCGCCGACCAAGCCGGTCGGGGCCCACCAGGTCGACCCGAACGATCCGAACGCCGTGGCCGAGCTGCTCCGCCGAGGGGGCAAGCCGCAGAACCTCCGGTGGAAGCGCGAGGAGGTGATGCGGGTGGGCCGGCTGATGGGCCCGGGCGGTCTCTTCAACCACTTGAAGGCGGCCATCTCCACCGGTCGCTTCGAGGACGCCGAGCGGATGCTGGCCACCATCGAGCGGACCATGAAGTCGCCGTACGCCCGGAGCTCGGCCGAGCTGTCGGCTCTGCTCCCCGACGTCGGCCGGGCCCGGGCCACTCTGCAATACGCGCTGCGGCCGTCGACGAAGCGGGCGCTCGATAACTTCTCGAGATCTCGAGCAGCTCTGACCAAGTCGATCGACAAGTTCCCCGAGGCCCGGTTCACGCCCCGGGTGGCGGAGCTGGTCCAGGACCGCCTCCTCACCGCGCTGGACGGGAAGGACGTCACCGAGTCGGACATGGCCCTGCTCGGCTTTCAGGTGGCCAACGGGATCTGGAAGGGCGAGACCTTCGCCCAGATCATCACCCCGGGCGAGATGTCGAAGATCGTGAACAGCGCCTTGAAGGAGCTCACGGCCGAGCGGGCCGCCGGCCTGTCGCCCAAGTTCGTCTACTCGAGCCGGGGCGGCGACATCGAGCGCCTGGGCGTCACCAGCGCGCCGGAGCGGATCTCGGTCACCCGCTCGGCCAAGAGCCGGGCCCGGTTCAATCCGTCGGCCGTCTACGAGCCGGTGATCGGTCTTACGCGTAAGCAGCTCGAGGATGTCGAAGAGCAGGCCGCCCATGAGATGTTCTACGGCGAGCACGGGATCGTGACCCGGTGGGGGACGACGGTCGACGACGCCGTCAAACAGGCGATGCAGGTGGTGAAGCTCCCGGAGGACCCTCTCCTCCAGCGCCACGCCATCGACGCCTGGCAGAAGGCCAACTATGGCGAGCTCGACCCGACGTCGTACTTCCCCCGCAAGAGCTCGGAGTTGACCGGCGCCAGCTCGACCCAGCCGATCCTCGTCCCCATCGCGGTGAAGCAGTCCCTCGACGCCACCTACAAGGCGCTGCGGGGCCCCGACAACGTTCTGGCCAAGGGCTACGGCGGAGCCACCCGACTCTTCCGGTACACCCTGCTCAACTTCTCGCCGCGCTACCAGGTCCACATCTGGGGCGGTGGGTCGATGCTGCTGCTGATGCGATCGGACCCGCTGTCGATGGCTCGAGTACTCCCGGCCGCCCTGGGCATGATGATCCAGGACTCCGACGGGTTGCTCCGCCACATGCAGGAGAAGGGCGGGATGTTCAAGCCCGTCTTCGACTGGCTGCAGACCCGGGCCGAGAAGCGGGGCGAGACCCAAGGGATGCCCCTCGGCCTCCCCCATGAGGTGGCCGAGGCGGATCCGCAACACCTGACCAACGAATTCAACTACGCGGTGGGCAAGAAGCAGGCCGGGCTACTGCGCGACTCGATGGCCAAGCGGGGCATGGACGCCGGCCTCACCTTCGCCAGCTTCGGGGCCAACATGCTCCGGTCGATGGCCTACCTGATCGGCAAGGCCAAGGACGACGACGTCGACGCCGGGATCCGGTTCGCCTTGAAGGTCTTCGCCGACATGGATGCCATGACCCCCCTCGAGCGGTCGATCATCCGCTACGTGATGCCGTTCTACGGCTGGACCAAGCACATCGCTCAGTACGTGGCCACCTACCCGATCGACCACCCGTACCGGGCGGCGCTGCTGTCGCAGATGACCAACCAGGAGTGGGAGGACTGGAATAGCGGGATCCCGCAGTCGATGATGTACCTCTTCCAGATCGGGGGCATCGACGCGGCGGGCAACGTCACCGCCGTCGACCTCCGCCAGCTCGACCCGCTGCGCTCGGTCTCCGACGTCTTCACCATGGCCGGCTTCCTGGGCGACCTGAACCCGGCCATCCAGTCGGTGGTGATCCCCGCCCTCGGTATCAACCCGGCCACCGGCGGCCCGGAGGATCTCTATCCGACGATGACGCTCGACTCCTTCTACGGCAACGAACAGCCGACGCCGACGACATGGAGCTCCGTGCTCGACAACGGCATCGCCGGCTACGTCCCCCAGGCCGGCGCCGTCGAGACCGCCCTGTCCCTCACCAGCTACGCCCGCTACGCGAAGCAGTCGGATCCGAACGCCTACAAGCAGGCCATCGGCGACGCCCTCGGCGTGCCGTGGATCCCCCAGCAGATCTCGATCCCCCAGACCCTCGCCCGGACCGAGATCGACCGTTACAACGTGGCCCGCGACGCCGCCACCGCGGCCCTGAACGACCCGAACCCCAACAGCCCGACGTGGAAAGCCCTGATGCAGTACGGCTACGTGCCTTACCAGGGGTGGATGGTCCAGCCGTCGGCGCTGCGCCAGTGGGCCTTCGACTCGGCGATCAAGGCCGGCTACTGGAATGGTTCCATGGCCACCATCGCCCCGTCGAACCTCATCACCCCGCCGTACGGGCCCACCATCCAGTAACCTTGGGGGGCCGCGAGGCACTGTGCCATGACGGGGTCCGCCGCCGGCGAGGAGGGGTCGATTGGTCTCGCCTCCCCCTCCGCCGGCGGCGACTCCACCAGTTGACAGGCCCCCATGGCGGCGGTGAGACTCCCGAGCCGTGGCGAGACCGGCGAAGTCGAAGACCATCCGCATCACCGTGGGCGAGGCCAAACCGACGCTCGAGGTGCGGAAGCTCCCCGGGCGCCAGGTGGCCATGACCGTCGGATACCCGGACTTCGACGTGCTCTTCATCTTCCCGGACAAGGGCCCGGCGGCCGAGTGGCTGGCCGAGGGGGTCCGGGCCGGGGTGCTGATGATGCCGTACCTCGAAGGGACCGAGTCCGACATCCCCGAGCTCGCCGAGGCCTCGGAGGTGGACGATGCCGGAACCTGACCACCAGCTCTTCTCCGTGCTCAAGCACCCCAACGGGACGTGCTCGGTCCTGGCCCTCGAGGACGGCACTGATGCGGCCGGGGTCAAACTCTCCTTCTGGGTCGAAGTGGCCAGTGTCTCCCAGGGCTATGCCTTCGCCCAGCAGATCGTCGACCGGATGAACAACCCGCCCGCCCGGACCCGGGCCAAGACGTCGTGATCCCCCCCGAGCTCCGGCGCGAGCTCGACAAGGGGAAGCAGGCGGCCAGCGACGCCCTCGAGGTGGCCCAGGAGCTCCGCTCCGTGGCGCAGGCCACCGAGGGGGCGCTCCGGGCCCTGACCGCCCACACGGCCACCATGAGGCGGTCAGCGGACCGTCTGGTAGCCGAGGCCCGGCTCGTCCTGGCCGCCATCGAGAGAGCAGGAGGGTGATGTGAAGATCAAGCTGCCCAAGTTCGAGGGTCGCGACGTGGAGGCGGCCGAGCTGAAAGTGAGCGGCGCCACCGAGGACCGGGTCGGGGCCATGGCCCAGGAGGAGGTCTTCTACCTGGTGGTGAAGGGCGTCGTCGCCGGCGTGAACCACCAGTACCGCAAGGACGTCTACACCCGCTGCCACAAGGGCACGGTGGTGGCCATGGTGCCCCTGCAGGAGGCCCAGGGGGCCCGGCTGCTGGACGAGGCCCAGATGATGGCCGACGAGGCCTTCGGGGTGCAGAATCTCTTTTCAGGCCAGGACCCCCCGGACGGCGCCGAGGGAGGCGCTGGTGGCAAGAAGTGACCGGCGCCCCCCGGCCACTTCCCCGAGACCGAGGGGCGCCAGAGGGGAGGCTACGTGAGCAAGCCGGATCTCGGCCAGGCCAACCTCTTCGAGGACACCGCCACGGCCGCCCGAGTTTCGCGGACGTCCGCGAACCCCTTTGTCCTGCCGGCCATCCGGATCATGCAGTCCCGAGCACCGGGAGTGGTGATCGAAGCGGGCGAGATCATCGACATCCTCCGGTCCCACGGTGTCTCGGAGGCGGTGGCGGTCGACGCGGTGAACGAGGCCGGGCTCGAGTGTGCGGCCGACGGATCACTCATCGACGAGACGGTGGCGCACGGCGGTTTCTGGACGTTCCGGAGGGGTCCGGTATGAACGGGTGGGGGAAGGTCCAGTACTCCCGGGCCCTCGACCCCGGTCTCCGCAAGGCCGGCCTGGCGGCCCGGGGCCTCGACGAGGCGATGATCCTCTGGTCCGGTCTGCAGGGCACCGACGGCCGGGTGACGATGGACGACGTCGAGATGGTGGCGATGGTCCACGGCCATCCCCAGGGTGTGGACGAACTTGTGGACAGTCTCGTCGCCGTCGGCCGGTGGATCCCCGACGACTCCGCCTTTCTTCTCGATGGGTGGCAGGACGACCACCAGTCGGCAAGCAAGCGGGCCGAGGTTGCTCAAGCCCGTGCTAAAGCAGGCGCTAAAGGAGGTGCTGCAGCACAGGCCCGAGCCCGTGCTTTGCGGGGGCTCGAAGCAAAAGCTCCGCCACGCACGAATCGACCAGCAACGGCTCCACCAAACGGTCAAGCAAGTGCTCTAGCATCGGCTCAAGCAAATATCGAGCAGATAAGAGAAGAGAAGAATTACCTACTTACATCCACCAGTGACTCTCACAGGACCCCACTTCCGGAAGTCGACACCACTTCCGGAATCCCCCTTGTCGGCCGTGGACTCGACGAGGTGCTGGCTGGGCTGGACACCGATGACCCCCACTGAGGCCGTCGCCGCCATGGAGCAGCTCGAGGCGCTCTGGCCCTCGAGGCGCCCATCGCCGACCCTGACCGACGCCCAGGAGCGGGAGCTCTACGCCATGACCGAGCACGTCTCGCTCACCGAGTGGAACACCGCGATCCGCCGGCTGGCCCAGGGTGGCCACCACCCGACCTACCGCCCCGGTTGCCCGGTGATCTGGGAGGCCTTGAAGGCCGTCTCGAAGTACCGGACCCCCGCCGCCGCACCCCCCGGACCGAAGGTCGCAACCAGGCCCCAGGCCCGCTCCGCGCTCCGGGAGGCCCGGGCCCGTCTTGCTCGCTCTGCGTGACAAAACCCGCCGGCCTGGCCGCCACCATGTCGGAGGACGATCTCCTCGAGGCGGTGATCCAGCTCGGCCGGGCGCTGTGCTGGAAGACGGCCCACTTCCGGCCGGCCCGCACGGAGACCGGCTACCGCACCGCCGTCCAGGGCGACGGGAAAGGTTTCCCCGACCTGGTCATGGTCCACCCGGGCCGGGCCCGGATCCTGGTGGTGGAGCTCAAGAGCGAGACCGGGAGGACCACCATCGACCAGGACGCCTGGCTGGCCGGCTTCGAGTCGGCCCTGGCCGGCCGGGTCTTCGTCTGGCGGCCCCGGGACTGGCTCGACGGGTCGATCGAGGCGGAGCTCCGGGCCCCGTGAGCCCGGGCGTCTTGCTCCCGGACCGGAAGCCGGAGACCATCCGGCGGTACATGGAATCCGGCTTCGCCCCGTCGACCCCTGTAGTTTCACGGGAGACCGCTCGAGCCGAGCAGGAGGCCCGCATGACCATCGTGAACCCCGCCCCGCCCGAGACCGGATCCGCCCCCGTCCTGCCCACCTGGACCGACGCGCAGTCGGTGCAGGCCTACCTGGCCGCGCTGGCCTCGGCCGCCGCCGGCGTCATAGCCGCGGTGCATCCTGGGTTCACCGAGCCGTCCATCGTCCAGGCCCTCATCCCGGCCGTGGCCACCGTGGTCGCCGGTGCGGTCCTGGCCGTGAACGTCATCACCCACCGGGGCGCCCACAAGACCGTGGCCACCGCCCAGGCGGCCAACCTCGTCGTCCGCCACCCGTCGGGTGTCTCGGCCCCCGCCCGCCAGATCGCCGCCGCTGCCCCCCAGGCGCCCGTCTCCGGCCCTGTCTCGGCCGACGTGGGCACGGCCATCGCCGACGTCCAGGGCGCCCTGGGCCGGCTGCAGACCCTTGTTGCGACCCCGCCAGCGGGGACGTAACCTCCGCCTCGCCCACGCCGTCCGGCGCTGGGCGGGCGAGACCGGAGGAGAGACCACCGTGACCTGGAAAGCCGAAGGCAACTGCACCGCGGTCAGCGAGATCGCCGACCAGGTGAAACTCACCAAACCCGACATCAAGCAGGACCGGCAGTACGCGGCCGGCCTGGCCGCGGCCATCGACATCATCGACGCGCTGGGCCCGGTCACCTCGGTGCTGCCCGTCGACGTCACCCTGCAGGGATCGGGCCAGGCCTACCCGACGGCCCACGTCACCGTCACCATCGGCGGCCAGGGGTCGGAGTCGGCCCCGAGCTCGAGCTGGGCGGCCCAGACCCACGGCCCGGTCAACCACGCCGTGGACATCGACAAGCTGCAGTTGGAGGACCCGTCCACCGACCCGAACGTCCTGCAGCAGTTCGCCGCGGCCAAGACGGCCGGCGTCGAGCTGGTGGCGTCGGGGACCATCGGCAACGCCGAGGGGTGGACCTGTCACATGATGGGCAGCTACGGCCCCTTCGGGTGGAACATCACGGTCTCGGTCGGCCGGCGCTTCGAGGAGAAGCCGGGATCGTGAGGCAGCCCATCTACCAGGACCACCGCCTGGACGCCGAGGGACGCCCGGCCGGCGGCACCACGGGCGGCATCGGGATCGAGATCCAGTGGCAGGACGGCCCGCTCGGCCGGGGCGAGGAGCGGATCGAGCCCAACGGCGCCTTCGTCGAAGGGGTCATCCAGGCGGCCATCGGGCGCCTGCAGTTCTACAACGACGGGCCCTTCCGGTGCCGGGAGAATTCCCTGGCCATCACGCACCTCGAGGAGGCGCTGCACTGGTGCGACGCCCGGACGATGGCCCGGGAAGAGCGCGGCGTCGAAGGGACCCACGCCGTCTGAATCAGTCGGGCGGGCTGTGCCCGTTCGATTCGTGGTCGCGCCGTTCCCGCTCCTCGATGCGGTCGACGTAGCCCTGCTCGGACTCGGTGCGGTCCTCGACGGCGATGCCCCGGACGCGCCGGCCCTCGTCGGCGTCGGCCAGGTTGCCCACGGACTGGCCATTGTCGGTCTGCAGCTCATGGGCCACGGCCACCACCGCCTGGTGGGTGGCCCGGGCCGTCTGGGCCACGGTCGTCTGGCGGGCGATGACGAACTCGGTGGCGCCCTCGAGCCGGGCCAGGCGCTCCCGGGCGTCGTGCAGCCGGCCGTTCGTCTCGGCCTGGGCGGCCCGGACCTCGGTGACGGTGGCGGCCACCGCGGCGGTGTCCTCCTTGGCCTCCTGGGCCTTGTCGGTCACGGTGGTCTCGAGGCGGTTGTTCCACCGGCGGTTGGCCTCGAGCAGGATCCCCATGGCGGCCACGATGGCGGCGCCGACCACCGCCAGGACTGCGTCGTTCGAGACCGCCCCGGTCAGTGCGTCGGGTAGCAATCCGGACAGTGCTCCCCGAAGGGGGACCGCCGGCCGCACTTCCTACACCTGCTCCACATGCGCGCCGATCACCTCCCCGAGCTCGACGTCGAAGTACTCGGCGAGCCGCTGGGCGTGCCTGAGCGGGATCTCCCGGACGCCCCGGCGGTAGCGGGACATGGTCGACGGGTGGATGCCGACGGAGGCGGCCACTTCCCAATCGGGAACGGCAGCTCGCGAGAGCAGCGCCTCGAGTCGGGTCTCCGGCATCGCCGCAACGGTACCGCCGCTCCGACCAGCGGCGCGGTACCATCCGGTCGTGGATATCGTCATCGCCGTCGCTGCCGTGGTCCTGATAATCGTGGGTATCGTCTGGCTCGCCAAGCACTGATGGCCGAGGTCAAGCTCGTCTTCGTCACCCCCGACGAATTCTTCAATCACCCCCAGTGGAGGCAACTCATGTCCGTCGTCAATGGCCAGTCCCAAGCTCTCACCGACCTGCAGACAGCCGTCACCGGCCTGCAGGCCGAAGGTACCGACATCGCCGCGCTGGTGACGTCGCTCGAGCAGCAGCTCGAGGCGTTGCTCTCGGCCACCTCGAACCCGGACGACCCTCAGGTGGAGGCGGCCGCCCAGGCGATCAACTCGACCATCAGCTCGCTGCAGGGCCTCATCACCAGCCAGCCCGGCAACGTCGTGCCCGGCGCGGTGACCGGTGAGGGTGCCCCCATCCAGGGGAGCTCGAACTCCGGTGGCCAGGGTGCCGGCGACACCGGCGTCGTCGCCTCCCAGGACGCGGCCAACGTGGCCGCGCAGACGGGCCACGCCAACCCCAACGTCTGATCGGTTCGGGGGTCTCCTCTGGCAGGAGATCCCGACCGAGCACCCCAGCGCTGTCGACATCGGCGGCGGTCACCTGGTTGCAACCGGTTCGAGGTCGTGGTCGCAAGGCCATCGGCGGATGGATCGACTGGCACCGTGACCGCCGCCGACCCGCGTACGCGTGCGGTGGCTTCGTGTCGATCGACAAGATCAGAGACGAGGCCCGGCCGACCTGGGACGTCGTCTCCTGGTTCCCCCTCGAGCTCAGTCCGTCGTTGCTCTGTCGCGGCTGCGACGAGCACGGGTGGGTCAGGGGCGGGCGCTGGGTGGACGCGTAGCCGGCTTCACCTGCCGGCGCTTCTCGAGGAACTTGAGCGTCGAGTCGTCGAGCAGCTCCTCGATGAGCAGGCCCGGGCCCTCGGAGCTCACCCTGGTCGACCACTCCGGGTCGAGATCGTTGTCGACCCCGCCGTGCGCGAGCGGGGCGTGGTCGTACACCGGCGCCGGCCGCACCTCGTCGACGGCGGCGACGCGCTCGAGCTCTTGCCGGCAGTCCGGGCAGGGACAGTCGCGGGGATCCCAGCCGATGGAGCGGTAGTCGACGAGCCGGGCCCGGATCCGGCCGAGACCGGCGGACTGGCCGGCGAGCTCGGCCACCATCCGCCAGAAGTCGTCGCTCGCCCTCGAGATCTCGGCCGTCATCACGGCGTTCAGATCCTCCGGCGTGATCGTCATCGGCTGGTAGAACCGCATCCACTCGAGGCGGGGCAACGGCTCCCAGAGGCCAGACGGCCGCTCGAGGTACCGCTCGGTGTTGGCCGGGTCGATCGACACGGATCCACCCGGGCCCGGGATCTCCGGAATGGGGGGCGCCGGGATCCGGAGCCCCCCGTACGTCCGCCACGGTGGCAGCCAGAACCCGGTCGGAGCGATGACGGGTAGCACTGTGATCCGGGCGCTGGCCGGCGCGCACAAGGGCTCGCGCTGCGGCGGCGGCCCGAAGTCCCGGACCAGCTCCGCCATTGTGGATCTATTCATGAATTCACCTCACCAGGACCAGGATGACGATGGCCCACAGGACCAAGTCCAGCAGAAGCACGGCGAAGAGCAGGACCCGGTCGGCCCCGGTCACACTCCCAGGTGGAAGTCGTCGACGTCGGCCAGGTCGAAGTCGGGCGCCCAGATGAAGACGGATCCGCCGGCGTCGACGTCGGCCTTCCAGGCCCGGAGATCGTCATTCCAGGAGACGACGGTGGCGCTGTGGCCCTTCCACGGGTGGTAGCCGGTGATGAGCACCCGCGTGCCGGCGTCGATGGTGGTCCCGGGCTCGATCGGCATCAGAGATCTCCCACTCCGGCCAGGGCCCGGTCGACCAGCTCCCGGGCGCTGTCGCCGGTCTCGATGATGAGCATGGCCACCAGCGAGGCGGCCACGTTGACGGCGGCCGACAGGAGCATCACCTGGGGCCCGGCGTAGCTGGCGGCGGCCAGCGCGCTCTCGGACTGGTCGCCCTCGGACTGATGCACCACGGCGTCGGCGACGTGGCGGAATGCCTCCTCGACGAGCGACAGGGTCAGGGCGTCGACGCCCTCATCGTCAATCGGCATCGGGCACCACCGCCTGGCAGGCGCTACAGAGGTCGACCTCGACCCAATGGCACGGGCGATCGTGGCCACCGACGGCGCCGGCCGCCGGCCGGCAGGCGTTCAGGGCCGTGCAGCCGCAGACCCGGCAGACCCGATTGTCGCTGGCGGCGGTGACGTCCGGGTCGTCCTCGGCCTCGAGCAGCATCCGGACCAGCTCGGCCGCGAAGAGACCCACCATGGCGCACATGGCCGCCTGGGTGGTCACCGCGATCCCGGCCTCGCCCATCTCCTCGCCACCGACGCGGCCCCACAGCGCGTCCAGGGCGTCCATCGACTGCTGCGGGTCGATGGCCACGGACCCGAGCAGGTACTCGACAGCGGCGCCACTGACCAGGTCCCACTCAGCCGTCTCGATCGGCGGCATCTCAGCCATCGGAGGATCCCGAGCACGGCCAGAGCTCGTCGCACGCCGCGCACACCGCCGGCATCCCGACACCGACGTGGATGGCCTTGGCCTTCATCTCGGCGATGAACCCCTGGACTCGACGCTTGCCTTCCTGGGCCGCCGGCATGGCCAGGATCTCGCTCGTCTCCTCCGGGGTGGCCCGGCGTCGACCGCCGACGTCGTCGGTGAAGATGGCCACCGCGCCGCAGGAGACGCACACGGCCGCGTCCCCGTCCTTCGGAGTGACCGGGCTGGCCGTCGACGAGACGGCGTTCCCGTAGCCGCACCACGGGCACCCGGGCAGCTGGGTGGTGATGGTGACGGGATGCCCGCCCATCTGCTGCTCGAGGTGGTGATGATGGCTGGTCACAGCGGCCAGATCCGGGGCTCCGCCGGGATGGCCGGCAGGTCGTGGTCGTACAGGGCCCGCTCGAAGCGGTCGTCGGATCCGAGCAGGGTGTCGACCTGGGTGAGGATGTGCTCGACCAGGTCGAAGCCCAGGCGCATCATCTGTTCGAGGCTCGGCCCGTTGCCGTCGGGGAAGCGCGGCGTGGGCGGTCGGATGACGTCCATGGCCTCGCGGAGCTCGGCCAGCGCGTTGCGGGCCCGGGCCGTCGGCAGATCGACCGGCGTGTCGACCTCCCACTCGCCGCCGTCCCAGGCGTCGTCGACCAGACCGGACCCGTCGGTCATCCACCAGCCGGGCCGGGTGCCGGCGACGTCCAGCTTTCGGATCCTGAGCTGCAGCCGGGCCCCGCTCGGCCGGTGGCGGATGACCGTCCCCGCCGGCAGTTCGGCCGGGTTGACATAACGAGGCTTATCGGCGCCTTGGGTCATCGGTCTCGCCTTCCGTTGTCGCTGGGCGTCGATAGTACCGCTGGACGGCCGAGCTCTGCCAGGGGTACCGTCAGCGGCGGCGCCGGGCGGGCCGTCGCCGAGGGTTGCGGTAGGTGTTATCCGGGACGGTCACCCGACGTTGACCCGTCAATGGGATCCGGTGGAAGTGGACCCCGCTCCTGGTACCCGACACCCGCCCGGCGCCGTATCAGCCCGGGACGACGTACTGCCAGACCGGCTCGAACCTCTCGAAACCGTGGACGGGGCACGGGTTCGTGTGCAGCGACGTCGAGAACCACTGGCGGTCGTGGTCCTCGCCCGGTGGGCAGACGTAGTGGGTGATGATGACCCGCTCCCCGTCGCCCTGGTAGATCCGGCGCCTCGCCACGGTGGGCTGTCAGTCCGGAGTATGGCCGGCACGCCGGTCCATGGCCGCCGCCGCCCGGGCGATGTCCTCGAGCGCGGCCAGGGTCTCCGGGCTGGCGGGCCGGTCGGAGCACATCTCGACCGCCACGTCGACGTCGACCTGGTACCGGCGCCGACGTCGGCCCCGGGTCACCGCGCGATCGCGCGTAATCCACCACCACCGGATCCGGTTCACGACCGGAGGCTATCCACCATCGACACCACGACCAGGGCGACCGCCCCGGCGAGTACGGCCAGTTCTTCGCCCAGCGACGGCCACGCCGTCTCCGGAAGGCCACCAGGCACCGGCGACGGGCCCGCGTAGTGACTCTGGGTGACCAGGAACACGACCAGGGCGACCGCCGCCAGCCGGAGCAGGTATCGGGTAACACGTTTCATGAAAGCCTCCCCGTGTCCCGGGCCCAGGCCTCGACGTCGGACCGCCGCCAGATGGGCGTCGACGTCAGTACCGCCACGACGTCGGGCATAAGACCCCGGTGGCGCCACTGGTGGACAGTGGGCGCCTTGACTCCGAGCAGCTCGGCCACCTCGCCCGGGCCCACCAGCTCGCTCAGGTCGTCGACCACGGCGAAATTGTCCCAGACGTCGTCGACGTCTCCGAATTCGCCGATCCCACGCTCCGCCCGGAGACTGTCGATCCAACGGGCCATGGTGGCGTCGATGTCCTGGCCGAGCTGCGTGGCCAGGTCGTCAGGGCTGGTCCCACCGGAGACCATGAACCGGCGGACAAACATGCGATCGCCGAACGCGAGCGCGTGGTACCAGTCCCACTCCCCGCCCGACTGGCGGCGGGGAGGTGGGACCGATACGCGGACGTCGGCCAGGTCGATACGGGCCATCAGTCGAACGGCGTCAGGACCACCAGGTAGTCCCGGTGGCCGATGGTCGTGGACTCAAACTGGCCGAGCGCGCCCGCCGCGGCGTAGTACTGGTCGACCGTCTCGCCGTGGTCGTCGTTCACGGGATGGCCCGCCGCGTCGACCTGGTAGGCCACCAGGTGATGCGACGTCCCGTTTATGACGAGCTCGGCCGTCAGTAGGGACCGCTCGTCTCCCCGGTTGCCCTCTTCGACGTCGGTCGGATCGCCCGCCGCCCGCCAGCCGTGCTCCGGGATGGTCAGGTGATGGGTGGTCAGAATCCCGTTGACGGTCGTCTGCAATTCGTCGTTCATGGTCTCGCCTTTCTGGTCGTTGGGCGCCCCTGATGGCACCGTGGGGCGGGGGCGGGGCCCACCCCCGACCGCCCCCCCCGGGCCCCCGCTGGTATCAGGAGATCGGCTCCGTCCAGGTGTCGTTGGTCGTCGGGTCCCGGTACCTGGCAACACCAGCCACCAGGTCGATCTCGATCGACACTCGGTCGGACTCGAGCATGGTCTCGGACTCATAGTGCATGTCCGCCCGTCGGATGATCGCCGACCAGTCAAGATCGTCGACGTCGGTCCAGTGGCGGAGGTCGGCGATCAGGTCGCCGACGACCGACTCAGGGTCGTGTGTCAGGTCGTTCAGCTGGCCGGTTTCCTCGGCGAACGCACACAGCGCGGCGTGGGCCCAGGTCGCTCGGTCGGTGTTGGTGACGTCGGACATGTCAGACCTCCCCGTCGATCTCGACCAGTCCGAGCGCGTAGATGGCCCGGGCCGCTTTGATGACGCGGTCAGCGCACAGCCGGACGTCATCGACCGGCCGCATCGGATCCCGGGCCCACCTGGCCACGTAGGCGAAGCTGTAGGCGTCGGTCGTCATGCCCGCCAGCTGGCAGACGAGATAGGCGACAGACTCCGCTTCGACTTCCATGAGACCGCGGCAGGACCAGCCGCCCGGGCCGTCGTGAAGCATGACGTGGGCCAGCTCGTGGACCAGCGTCTTGACCGCCTGCGCGTCGTCGACGTCGTCGCGGACCCTGACCACCTTGTCGGACCACCTGGTAAAGCCGTTGGCGCCCTCGCAGTCGCCACGCTCAAGGGTGAACCCTGCCGCGGCGACCTGGGCCGCTACGTGGTCCCACAGTCCTTCCGGCGCTTGACCTTCGAGCAGGACCGGCCGAACGTCGGCGATCTCTTCGCCGTCGGTCTGGCCGATGTCGAAGACTCCGACCGTCGTGAATCCTCGGATCCCGACGCGGGTGGTCTCTTCGCCGGTCACCGCGTCGACGTCCTTCGTCCGGTACTTGCAAGGTGCCAGGATCCGGATCGACTTTTCACCTTTCCGGACCTGACGTCCGAGCGACTGCCAGGTCCGGTAGCCCGCGACCCTGGTCGCGTCGGGCGCTTGGAGCATGATGAGAAAGACGTTGTTGGCGCTGTACTGGTGGAACCGCGCCGACGTCTCAAGCATCCGACGCCAGTCGTCGCCGGTCGCCATCCGTTCGACGGCCGACGTCAGTAGGTCGTGTGCTTCGCTCAGTCGGTCGGCCGTCTTCGACGTCGACGACCGGTCAAGGGTGTTCGTCATGGTCTCGCCTGCTTTCAGTGGTCTCGCCTACGTGGTGACGATCGTCACCACCACTGACCATTGTCGCTGGTCATCGTGCCTACTGTCAACACCACTGACACTGATCGACCGGTCACTGATGACCATCCGTCGATGACGCGCCGCGTCGATGACATCGACGTCGACGACGCGCCCCCCCTGCCCACCTTGCGACGGTCGACCGTCCAGGCCCAGGCCAGGCACGGGGGGCATCCAGGACGTCCCATTCCGGCGCACGTCGGAGAGAGGAGCGCACCTCGAAGCACCGACGGTTCTGAAAATCACGGTCTGGTGTCATGACATGCTCTACGATCCCGCCGGGCGATGGATCCGCCTCTGACGCCCCGCTGGGCGGCCGTATGGTGCCCGGGGAGACCCCGGGACGACTGGAAATGGTTCATGAAACAAAGGCCGGCCCGGCCACCATCGAGAGGAGCGACATGATCCGAGTGACCGAGGCGCTCGACGGGGAAAGCACCGTTCGCGCCGTCCACACCTTCCAGGAGGCGGTGTCGTTCGACACAGGCCGCCACGGTGAACTTCTGATCTACTCGGCCGCCGACTCGACCCACCCGCAGGGCGAGACGATCGCCGCCTTCGCCGAGAACTGCTGGGACCTCGTCGAGGTGAACCCGACCACCGAGGCCCGGTCGCCCGCGCTCCGCTCGGTCCCTACCGGGAGCTCGGCCCCATCCACGACGGGACCGAGCACGGCTTCCCCATCTACGGCCGACCCGGGTACTTCGCCGGCCGACCTCGACACCCCTGGGGGCTCCCGAATTGAGGGGGCCGATTTGGTAGGCGCAGAAAGTGTCATGACAGAGCCGCAGCCCTGGGACGCGGCCGGCAACCTGATCCCCACCCCGGACGCCGCCGTCTTCGGATCCGGCGTCGACGAGGGCCCGCCCCCACCGCCGGTGCCGGATCCGGGAATGCCCGCCGGCGAGAACATGAAGGTGGTGATGGACGGCCAGGGCCAGCCCGTCGTCCTGCGCCGGGTCATGGTCCCCGACGCCGAGGCCCCGAGTGGGCTCCGCGAGACCTGGCTGCCGACGTCGCCCGACGACATCCCCGCCGGCGTCCCGGCCGCCCTGATCGAGGACCGCTCGCCGGCCCAGCAGTAGTGATCGGTGACGAGCTGGGATGGGTTCGATGACCCTGACAGTCCTGGCCCTGGCTTTGGTGGTCCTGGTGGCGACGCTTTCGTTGGGATGCGTCATGCTCTTGGCCTCGACGATGACGAAGAGCCAGGCGGCGACGAACCTTCGGGTTACGCAGACGGCGGAGAAGGCGATCGTCCAGGCGGGGGAGACGGCTGGGATGGCGTTCGCGGAGGCGAACCAGGCCGGGATGCTGACGATGTCGAAGGCGATGGCCCTGGCGGAGTCGGCTGGGATCCGCGCCGCGACGGCGATCGAGATCTCGAGCCTCCGGGCCCAGGAGGCGGTGGACCAGGCCGGCCTCCGGAGCCAGGCCGTGATGGAGGACGCGCAGCAGACGATTCGGCTCATCAGCTCGCAGATCTTTCCGACCGCATCGCCCGGGCCACCGAGCGCCTCGCCGCCCGATCAGGACACGGTCCAGACCCAGAACCCGTGGGACGAGGTGACCTTCGGAGCGGAGGTCCGGGAGAACCAGCCCGACGTGGTGTGGCCGCCGCCGCCGGCGGGAGCGTGGAAGGACGGGGAGTGGATCATCGCCCCGGACACACAGCAGCCCGGGTGGGAGTCGGCGCCGGCCGGCCCGCAGATGCACCCGCCCCAGGAGACGGGGGACGAGGTGTCGATGGCCCGCTTCCACTACGAGCAGGCCCGCCAGGTGGACCCGAACCCGGACGGGTAAGAGCTCCCGGATCCACCGTCCGGGCCGAGGCGATCGACACCGACCCCGCCCGCCTGGCCCGCGTCGCGGCCCTCCGCGACGCTGTGGCCAACCGGATCCCCCGTGACCCTCGGCTCCCGGAGCTCGAGGAGCCGATCACCTTCACCGCCACCTTGTCCGGAGGGAAGCTCTCCACCACCGGCGGGGTGGCCTACATGATGAGCGTGGCATTTGCCGAAGCCGAGACAGCCCTCAAAGCCCGCACCACGATCGGCTCGGAGATCATCGTCACGCTCCGCCGCAAGCCACGACCCGGATCCGTACGAAATGATCCTCCGGCTGGCGGAGGAGGGAGTGGATCCGGCGATCCTGGCGAGAGCGTCGGGAGTGGAAGTCGACGACCTGCTCGCGCTCCCCGGGCTCCCAAGGCGCCAGCCGCCAAGCGAGCAGGAACTCGGAGCGAAGGCAGCCGCGCTCGCGTACCGAGCACTGGAAGAGGGAGAGCGGATCTTCGACGAGGGGTCGGAGCCGACCCGGATCCGGCTGATAGCGGCCCTGGCGGGTCACCCGATGCGCCGGATGCAGACGGACCTGGGGGAGCAGGAGGCCAAGCTGCAGACCCTTCTCCACCAGATCCTGTCGGGGGGACGGGTGATTGACGATGAGCCGGAAGTGGTCGACGACACGGAGGGAGACCAACCATGACCATCTCGGAAATGGCCCTGGGACAGATGCTCGAGGTCTACGGGCAAGGCGACATGCCCGACGTCTTGCTGCCACCGCTTCTCGAGCGGTGCGAGAAGGCGGGGATGCGGAAGGTCCGGGGCAACCAGGCGGCCGTCCAGATCGACCCGACGGAGCTGCGGACCCTGATCGACGCCGCCCGGGCGGCCAAGGCCCTGACCAAGATGCAGCTCCCGCCCGGGGTGGTGATGACCAAGCAGTACTTCGCCCTGCTGGCCATCCTCGACCGGATCCTGCTCGAGCCCCGGCCGGTGCCGGCGCCGTTGTCGGAATGCACCCACGACACCCTTCGGCCGCACCGGTTCTCGCAGCCCGGTCTCGAGTGCGTGAACTGCCACCGGTGGGTGAGCAGCCGCCAGATCTTCGAGGCCGAGGTGGAACCGGGCGGGTACATCGACGACACCTCTTCCCCCCAGCAGATGGTCGAGAAGCGCGCCGCCCTGGTGCGGAAGCTGCTCGACGACCCGGAGCAGGCCCGGACGGAGTGACCTTCCCGGGCCCGAGCGACCCCTGTCCCCATGAGGAGCTCCGCGAGGGGATGGACGGGCGCTGGATCCTGTGCAACCGGTGTCACCGGCTGGTGATCTCCGACCGGGTGGCCGACGTCGTGGCCGCCGCCGTCCTCGCCGGCGAGCGGTTCACCCTCGAGCTGGTTCTCCGTAAGGTGCGGGAGCAGATGGACGCGTGGACCCCGGAGTACTACCTCGAGACGGACGATGTCACGCCCCGCTCGCCTTGACCACCTGTACGACCTGATCTCCCTCGTCCTGATCCGGGACAAGGACATGGACGTCGTCCCCCTGGACCTGGACGCCGAGAAGGCCTGGGCCCAGAAGGAGGTGGTGCTCGAGGTCATCCGGCAGTACAACGCCGGCAAGCCGGTCCGCATCATCGTGCTCAAAGCCCGGCAGATCGGGCTGTCGACGGTGTGCTGCGCCATCGTCTTCAACTGGATCCAGATCTTCGACGGCTGCCAGGCCCTCGAGATCGCCCACGACACCGAGACCACGCAGTCGATCTTCGAGAAGATCCAGGACGCGTGGAACTGGTGGGCCTTCAAGGCGCTGCGCCACCTCCGCCACGCCTCGGCCCGCCGGCTGACGATCCTCGAGACCGGGAGCTCGGTCCACATCGCCACGGCCAAGAACGTGAAGTCGGGCCGTGGCCGAACCATCAACGTCCTGCACGCCTCGGAGATGAGCCACTGGGACGACCCCGAGACCCTGATGACCGGTCTCACCCGGACGGTGCCGTCGAACCACGGCTCGGCCATCATCATCGAATGCACGGCCAACGGGGTCGGCAACCTGTACTGGCAGATGTGGAACGACGCCGTCTCCGGGCTCTCTGACTACGTCCCGCTCTTCTTCCCCTGGTTCCTGCACCCGGAGTACCGGGCCACCTACACCGAACTCCGCTACGTCGACCTCGATCCCTACGAGCGATGGCTGCACGACAAGCTGGGCGTCGACATGCTCCGCATCGAGTGGCGGCGCTGGTCGATCGCCAACGAATTCAACGGCGACGAGGCCAAGTTCCGCCAGGAGATGCCGGCCACGCCGGAGGAGGCCTTCCTCACCACCGGCCGCAACGTCTTCCCCCTGCAGCAGCTCATGGACTGCTACCAGCCCAAGAACGGGATCACCGGCTACCTGATGAGCAAAGGGTGGGGATCCCCGAAGTTCGTCCGCGACCCGATGGGCCCGCTGACCATCTTCCGCTGGCCCTCGAGCGACCGGGAGTGGGGCGACTACATGGCCGCCTGCGACCCGTCGCGGACGGTGATGGGCGACCCGGCCTGCATCCAGGTCATCTCGAGGCGGACCTTCGAGCAGGTGGCGGTGTGGCACGGGCACAAGGACGCCGTGTCGGTGGCCGACGACCTCATCATGATCGGCCGCTACTACAACGAGGCGATGCTGTCCACCGAGATCGAGGGGCCGGGCTACGGCACCATCGGCGCCCTGATGGCCAAGGGGTACCCCCGGATCTGGCAGCACCGGTGGGCCGACCGCCACCCGGGGAAGGTGGCCACCAACTACGGCTGGTCGACCAACTTCCAGCGCAAGAACCTCATGGTGACGAACGTCCAGAAGCGCCTGCACGACCACACGCTGCTGATCCACGACCAGACCACCTACGACCAGCTCCGGGACTTCGCCGTGATCTCGGACTTCGGCGAGATGGGCCACATGTCGAAAGACGGCCACGACGACGCGGTGATGGCCTACTGCCAGGCCATCGCCTGCATCGTGCTCGAGAGCCGGCCCGAGCACTACGAGGCGCCGCCCCCCGGCCAGCGCCGGTCGCCGGCGCCCCGGCCGCCGATGGACGACAACAACGACCTGATGGGCGTCCCCCCCTGGGAGGCCTACGGGCCCGCAGAAGATCTGTAAACCTGGCACCATGGCTTTAGGAACCAGGTTCGACTTCAAGTGCGAGGGGTGCGGGGGGCTGATCTTCGAGACGACGGAGCGGGAGCCGCTGGTGTGCCCGCGTGGCCACTCCCAGGCCAGCCTCAAGCGGATCTTCAATCCGCCGGCGGTCCACCGGGAGATGCCGGCGCAGTTCGCCCCGTCGCTCGGTACCTACGTCCAGAACAAGCGCCACCACGTCGACCTCTTGAAGCGGGCCAGCGACGCAGCCAGCGAAGACACGGGCATGGAGCATCGGTACGTGCCGATCGACATGGCCGACAAGGACGCCACCCGGCGGACCGAGGAGTAGGAGACGAGACCATGGACATCCCTGACGACATCCCGCCCGACAAGGGCCCCCACGGCACCGAGCGCCCGGCCCAGGCCCCCGGGATGCAGCCCCCGCCCATCCTCCCCATCAACACCCAATGCCGGTTGAAGGCCATCCGCCTCCCCGGCGGCCAGCCCTTGGTGGCCGTCACCATGCTCACCGCCCTGGGGAGCTCGACCTACTTCTTCGAGCCCGAGGTCATGGCCCGGATCGCCGAGGGGATGATCGCCGAGGGGAAGAAAGCCAACAACATGCCGATCCCGGTGGTCAAGCCCGGGCTGATCGTCCCCGAGAACAACTGATCCCTGGCGGTAGAGTCGGGCTCCGATGACCATCACTTCGGACCCGCTCAACGATCTGGTCATCGCCCCGCCTGACCCGCCCACGTACGAGGACTGGCGCCTGCTGCAGCGGTGCAAGACGGCCTACGCCTACTCGAAGGCGGCCAAGAAGAACCTCTACTCGCACTGGAAGCGCAACTGGCTCCTGCTCAACAACCGGATGTGGAACGACTTCCGGATGGCCTGGATGCCGTCGCCCACCGACAGCGAGATCTTCCCCATCATGGCCAACCTGATCGGGTGGCTGACCGACCAGTCGATCATGTTCACCATCCAGGCGGCCACGGTCCCGAACAGCCCCTACCACCAGAGCTTGCAGACGACGGCCGACGACCTCGAGCTGCTGATGCAGAACAACTGGAAGGTCCGCAACCAGCAGGGCACCGCCGCTCTGTCCATGTGGGACGCCGGCCTCTTCGGCGCCGGGATCCTGAAAGCGGTGTGGGACCAGAGCCTCGAGGGTGGGGTGGGCGACGCCGACTTCTGCCGGGTGGATCCGTGGAACTTCTACCCCGACCCGATGGCCCGCAACGAGGAGGACGGCGACTTCTACTGTGAGGTGCGGCGGATGTCGTGGGACGAGGTCGAGCGCCGCTTCCCGACCACGGCCGGCCGGCTGCTCTCGAACCTGGTGTACGAGATCTCCGAGGGTGGCCTCGATTCGGACGACCGCCCGACCAACACGCGCACGGGCCCGGGCCAGTACCCGTTCTCCCAGAACCTCGGTTACCCGACGCCGGCGACTTCCGGAGGCGGGATGCCCGGCCAGGCCAAGCAGAAGGCCTACACCCGGCCCGACGGGATCATCGTCTACGAGATGTGGAAGAAGGAGAACCGGGTCACCCAGGTCCCGCAGCCCCACTTCGAGGCGCCGGCCAACCAGCCCGACGCCCAGCCGCCCATGGTCGACGTGACCTACGTCGACTGGCAGGTCATCATCTGGTCGGCCAACACGATCCTGATGAAGGCCTGGGCCTCGGACCTGTGGGAAGGCGCCACCCACCCGTACAGCCGTTTCGTGTACGAGGACACCGGCGAGTTCTGGCCGACGCCGCTCGTCTCCCACCTGGCGCCGGCGCAGATCTCGATCAACCGGCTCCTCGCCGCCCTGCAGCAATCGGCCGAGCTGACCGGTAACCCGATCTTCGTCGAGAGCGCCACCGGTCGGACCCAGCAGGGCCTCGTCACCAACCGCCCGGGCCAACGGATGAAGGTCGACCCGTCGGCCATGCAGAACGGCGGGCCCAAGTGGCTCGAGCCGCCGCAGATGTCGGCCGACGTGCTCAACCTGATCCGCTTCTGGATCGAGCGCATGGAGAACATCTCCGGCCTGTCGACCATCACCAAGGGGAAGTCGCCGGCGCCCCGGACCCCGGAGGCCGTGGTCAACCAGGTCCAGGAGTCCGGGTTCGTGCGCGTCCGCTCGGCGCTGCGGAACATGGAGCGGTGCCTCCGGCGCATCGGTGGGATCGAGGCGCAGCTCATCATCGAGAACTACACCCAGCCGAGGATGATCTCGATCATCGGGCCCGAAGGCGATCGCTCGGTGGTGATGCTCCGGGAGCGGCACTTCCTGTCGGCCACCGAGAACATCCTCGCCCCCTTCCGCTACAGCCTCGTCATCAACGCCGGATCCGACGTGCCCACCTCGAGGCAGGCCCGGGTCTCCGAGGCGATCAACCTGTTCGTGCTGAAAGCGGTCGACCGCCAGTACCTCCTCGAGGCCGTCGGGATCCACGACTGGCCGGCGATCGAGCAGCGCATGGAGCAGAAGGAAGCCGAGCAGCAGAAGGCGCTCGAGGCCACCGCCCGGGACAAGTCGGGCCGGGCGCCGCAGCACTGACCAACTCCTAATCTGCTCCTACTTTTAGGAAGATTAGGAGTATCTACAGATCGGCCGTGTGGTCGGCGTGCATCATGGCCACCGCCGTCTCGAGGAGACCGACCTGCTCCGAGAAGCCGAGACCGGTGTGGACCTTCAAGATCACCTCGGTGTCCTCATGGGTCATCTCTCGCGATCGCAGCACCAGGACGGCCCCCGTGTAGAGGTAGGCGTCGTCGCACTCCTCGATCGCCTGCGGCCCGTAGATGTCCCAGTTGCTCCGGACGAATGTCTCGAGCCGGGCCTGGCGTTCCTTGACCAGCTCCTCCTCGGTCACCGCTTGCGGTGCTCGCCGCTGTAGGGGCAGGTGGCGAAGTGGCTCTTGTGGGCGACACCGTTGTAACCGCCGGTGATGGGCAGGGCCCGGGTGACGCCGTTCCCCTCGTCGACGAGCATCAGGTTGCCGTCGGCCACCGGCACCGGGTCGACGGGGATCGACTTGTTCTTCGCCGTCTTGGCCCAGCGGATGTCGGCGCCGCAGCTCCGACAGACTCGGCCGGGCATCAGAGGCCGTCCCGCTTGTACCGGCGATCGCAGACCGCCTTGTTGGCCCGGTGGATCTCGATCAGCTCTTCCGGGTCGACCGCCTCCCCCAGCTCGACCCGGCAGTAGGCGCACTTGGCCCGGACCAGCTTGCCCGCCGGCGGCATTCGGTCCGTCGAGCTGACCTCCGGACGGCCGTCGACGAAGCGGGCGTGGACCCGCCGCTCCCTCATGCAGACCTCGAACCCGGGCCCGATCTTCTCGAGCGCCTTGCGGACGATCTGGACCGACGACTTGGTCGGCCACCGGGCCCAGACGTTCGGGTTGGCCCGCAGAGCCTCGGCCCTCTTGGTCTGGACCGCGGACGTTGCGTGACCCCGTGCGGCGGGGAGCTCGGCGACGAACACCAGACCGTGGTCAGAGTCGGTCATCGACGAATCGGGG